TTGAAAGTCATATTGTTAACCTCCTTTCTGTTTAGATTTTGACTAAAACGCGAGAGGTCTTAATCAAGATATATTGTAACCCAAATATATTTGATTTTCAACATATTGTATAAGAAAGGATTTAATGTGCTTGAAAAACACAACATATGGTATTTTTTGATGTGGGATAAAATTGAAAAACAATTAAAAATAAAAGGCTGGTCGATGTATCGTTTAGCCAAGGAATCAGGTGTCCATCCATCTAATTTTTCAAATCTCAAAGCTGGAAGATTAAAAGAGATGTCTTGGACGAATATGTGCAAATTAGCTGATGCACTGGAGGTCAGCTTGGACGAATTTAGATAGGAGGTGAAAGAATGACACAGTTAACGCTGAAAATGTTGAGGGTTCGAAACAATTGGACTCAAGAGCAGGCAGCCAAAAAAGTTGGTGTTTCAAAAGAAACGTGGTCAAATTGGGAAAATTATAAAACGTATCCAGACATACCAAAATTAAAGAAGATTGAATCAGTGTTTGAAATATCGTACAACGATATTAAATTTTTAGATAAAATCACGGTTTAACCGTGACAAAGAAGATTGAAAAAATGAATGAACTAGAAAAAACAGCCCTCAATGAAATATTGAGGAGTAGAAACATGAAACCAAAACGATATCCATATAGTGGAAAGAAAAAAGAATCAAACGCTATTTTGAATATAACGATTGATTCTAAAAGAATAGCAAATGTTTCTAATCTTGAATTTTGCCACATGAGACGCCGATTATTTGGTCAATAAACAAATAAACAAATGGCATCGTCATTTTTTGATTTGAACTAGTAACCAAAGTGACATCTACTAAGAGGATAGCTTCGAGTGGTTCGTCGCCGTCGAAAGTATGGCTTAAATTTTTATGAAACTCTAAAAATTTTTTTATACCATCATAAGTTTCATCAGGATTATCAGGAAGTAATTTTCCAAAGTATGTTCCAGCCGCTGTCGATATAGCAATATCATTATCAATTTCTGTGGCAAAGAATGCTATATCACCAACTAAGTCAAATTTTTTTGTAGTAGACATATTAATTCCCCTTTCCATAATATTTGACTAGCGATTTTCATAAGGAGATGAGAGGCCCTATTTAATCATTTGTCATGAATCAATTATATCAGAAAGGATAGAATAACACAATATGTTGTGTTTTCAATACAATAAAAAACTATATATTGTGTTTTGGGATTAAACATGAAAAAAACTTTAAGCAAGTTACTTATTGACAGAGGAATGACAGTCACAGAGTTAGCTGAAAAGACTGGTATCAGCTATAACACGTTGATGAACATCGGAAAGAGAGGCATTTCTTTCAGTAGAATGGCGAAAATCGCTGACGTTTTAGATGTCAGTTTAGACGAATTCAGAAAGGATAATACATGAACAATTTAATCAATATAACTTTAAACGAAAACCACGAACCAGTGGTATCTGGTAGACAGCTCCACGAAACACTAGGAGTTAAGACTAGATATAACGACTGGTTTAATCGCATGACTGAGTTTGGTTTTACCGAAAATGAAGACTACTTAGCTATTACTCAAAAAAGAGTAACAGCTCAAGGTAACGCAACCAACCAAACCGACCACATCATCAAGCTAGACATGGCTAAAGAAATCGCCATGATTCAGCGAACCGACAAAGGAAAAGAAGTACGTCAATATTTCATCCAAGTCGAGAAAGACTTCAATAGCCCAGAGAAAATCATGGCTAGGGCATTGCTAATGGCTGACAAGAAAGTCCATAAGCTAGAAGCACAGATTGAGGCTGATCGTCCTAAGGTGCTGTTCGCTGACGCTGTCAGTGCTAGCAAGTCATCTTGTCTAATCGGCGAACTGGCTAAAATCTTGAAACAGAACGGGATTGATATCGGTCAAAACAAGCTCTTTCAGTGGCTACGCTCTAACGGCTATCTAATTAGTCGCCGCGGGGATTCTTGGAATCAACCAACTCAAAAGAGTATGCAATTAAAGCTGTTTGAGTTGAAAGTAACAAATATTAATCACGCTGACGGCCATACAACTACCAACACGACAACTAAGGTCACTGGCAAGGGTCAACAGTATTTCGTCAACAAATTTCTTAATCAAGAACGCTTAACGGTTTAGATCAGAAAGGAAACACTATGAATGAAATCAAAATCCGTGAAGATAAAGTGTCCTTGGACGGTCAAGAGTTAAAAACTCTTACGGAATTTGAAATAAAAAGCACAACCGAGGACGGCTATGCAGAAGTGAAATTAACCTTACTTGCTAAGTTGACCTGAAAGGAGCAAAAAAATGAATCACATTCACGATTTTATCGAGTTCATGCAAAAAGGCCGCACAATCCCAGAATGGGACTTCACGACCTACATGTTCTTTACATTCTCAATGCTTGTTGGAATTTTTATAATACTTCCTGTTCGATTTGAGAACTCTTTTGGAAAGAGACCAGAAGGCACCAAAGATAGGGACGCTAACGAAGGACATTAAATTTCCAAATTGAGTATCAGACAGGACAATCAAGCAGTTTCTCAAAACGAGGAATCCAAAGATAGGCAAAGTGATGACAAAGCTATAAGTTATATCACCGTCTTTCTCAAACTTGAAAAAGAGCAGAATGTCATGGATATAGCTTAACGCTAACATCGAAATGAATAAAGCGATACCAATCACTAGGCATAGATACGTCCAATTGATGTCGGCCAGCCTAGTCAAGGCTGAATGGCTATCTGGTGTTATACAGTGGAATTCAATGTACAGCAACCCAACGAACATCAGAAAAGCAGATATTTCAGATTTATTCTTCATGTCAAAACCTCGTTTTTATTAACTATTATATCAAATGGAAAGGACTACCAATGGAAATCACCTACAAACCAGTCGGAGTTAACGAAACGGCTGAGTGGGGAGACTACGACCACCTCATGCAACGGTGGGAAGGTCTAGGGAAGTCAATGGCGAAGAACCTTATCCGAGAAATGAGGGACAACAAAGACTTTCGAGACTACGTATTCAACCCGACGCACAAACTGGTATTCATCAACTATGAGGGATTTAAGTCCTTCATCGAGTGGAAAACTAGAAACAGATTCAAATAGCAATACATCCCTAACCGCACTAGAGAGCTAGTGCGGTTAGGGAAAGAAGAAAGGAAATACAATACAACATGAGGCCAACAAGATGGCCGTATTCACGGCAAATAACAAAAACCCCTAGCGACTTGCTAGAGGAATGGATTAAAGCTAGAAAAGCATTCTATGCCAGTGCTGAACAAGGGCGCATATTTGCTTTAAAACAGTTGAATGAAGCTACTTATCGTGCCGAGAAAGTTGATCATTCAATTCAGCAACTCGGCTCTCGAGTTTAGAAATCTTTGCATTAAGCTTATCAACTTCTTGAAGCTTGAATGAAGTTTCAAGATCAACTGCTTGGGCTTTGAGTAATTCATCAACAAGTTTGACGATAGCATCAGAACCGCCCGCAAATTCGGTTAGTGCCTTGTCAGCTGCTTGTTTAAATGCATCGAATTGTTCGCTCATAATTCCACCTCCCTTCATTTGGGATAACTCAATTGTATCACGAAAGGAAATAAACAAATGAAACCATCAAAACTATTTAGCTGGATTTGGTCAAAAAAACAGCCACAACAAGAATGTTTCTTTGAACCAGTATGGACACCACGAGAAATTAACGACCAGAAATATGAAGCACGTCAGAGACGTGAGCGGTATCTAGCCGCTAAGTATCTTAACAGTAAATAGATCATCAATCTTCCAACGTGCAGCCACGGCCTCGTCGTGGAGTGTAACTTATACCCATAATTCCCCAAAAATTATACTAAATTACTTTTTTCCTAATTTTCCCATTTACAAGTCTAATAAAACATTGAAACATGACACGGTGGGGCTATGGGTGCACGTTGAGAGCACTAAAAAAAGCATGGGTTAGGGCCCATGCAAGAAAATTATACCAAGGAGATTATACCATGATTTCACAAACAATTGCAAAACCATCTTTTACTAAATCTAAAGCCTATGGCTTGTGTGGCACACTCGCACTCGCTACAGCATTGCTTATCGGTGCTGGTCAAGTATCAGCGGATGAAATAACACAGCCAGTAGTTGACGCTCAACCAGCGGTGTCTAATGTGTACACGGCTGACAATGCCGGCAATGTTACTGTGACACCGTCTGAAACAGTGGTACCGACAGAAACGCCGGTAGCAACTACAGAAGTAGCTACACCAGCACCAGCAACAACTACAGAGGTAGCTCAACCAGTAGCAGAAACACCGGCAGCACCTACAAGCGTGACTAAAGAGGGTGACACTATCACCGTCGAAAACCCTAACGTGCAAGTGGACTTTCCTAATGGCACTGGTAAATATAACCCGTTTGAAGTGGAATACAAAGATATCAACTTCCCAGACGATATGGCGATCAATGAAGGTGACAAAGTTGTAACTGAACTACCTAAAGAAATTGGTTTGCAGACTAGCTTTGATTTCGACGTTTACAACAACGAGAATGTCGTTGGTAAAGCCAACGCTGACGCTCAGACACGAGTGATCACAACGACATTTAACAATTATTTCACTGAGCACCCTTTGAATAAAAAGATGTCTTTAAAATTCGATGCGAAATGGCTTGATGTCGTTGAACCGGGTAAACCAGTAACAGTGAATTTCGACGGTACTGTTAAGACATTCACCATTGGTGAAGAAGGACCGCTTCCAACAGACGAGCTTCTTTCAAAATGGGGTAGCCAAAATAAAGATAACCCACAAATCATCAATTGGACCTTGCGTCTTAACACTGCCCGCCAAGTGCTTAACAATGCATTATTGTCTGATACTTGGTCAGATAATCAAGAGTTCGTTGACGGCTCACAAAATATCTACTTCGTTGAGAATCCTGTTAAGTGGACTGGCATTGATTATTCAGCTAAGGATTACCTTGAAAGCTGGAATGTTAGAGCAGACGGCTTTGATGCGAAATTCAAAGAGTTTAACCGCATCATGTACATCGATTACCAAACACGCTTGAAATCAGCGGTTAAAGACTCAACTAATCCGACTAACAAGGCTACGCTGGTAGCGGTAGATGCTGGGGCTATCTCAACATCTAAGGTTCAATTGGTTGGTGGTCGTGGTGACGCAAGCGGTGAAAACAAACCAGAACCAACCTTTGAAATTCCACACTACGCACCTAAAGTTGACATCCCAGAATTTGAGGGTGGCATCCCTGGAATTCCAGAGGTACGAGAATTGCCAGAGTACACTGAGCCAATCGGAACAGTTCCTAATGAAGCCCCAGTACATGATAAGCCAGAGTTCCAAGGTGGTATCCCTGGTATTCCAGAAGAACGTGAGCTCCCACCATTTGAAGGTGGCGTAGTGCCAAACGATGCCCCTGTCCTTGACTTGCCAGAATTGAAAATCCCAGAGGAACCAACTAAACCGACACCAGAGAAACCAGTGACACCGAAAAAAGTACCTAGCAAACCCGTAGACGCTACGAAAGCGAAAGAGGCGGAATCCGCCACAGTATCTTATAAGCTCGATTCTGAGCCAAAAGAAGTGGCAAATACGACGGTTTACGGTGGCACTCTTCCAAACGCTGGTGAAAAAGAAGGAATTGCTAGCACTCTTGGTCTAGCAGTTATCGCTGTTGGTATCGCAGGTTTGACATTGAGCTTTAAGAAATATAACGAAGGTGAAGGAGAATAATCATGAAAGAAAACAATAAACAAGTCATATTTTACAGCGCTGAAAAAGATGGGTTCCTTAAAAGTTACAAAGATAGAGGAAACCTAGTTTTCGCAGCGACATTTACTGACCGTTTGAGAGACGCACTATACTTGCCAGTTGAACCATATGAGGAACAAAAAACTGAAATCGACAAACTTGCTGAAGCGTTTGACTGCGAAGTGCTTATCGTAGAAGCCGAGTATAACGTTACTAAACTTGACGGTTCGGGCTTTGAATGCACGGAGCGTGAAGAATCCATGAAAAGATGGTATCAAAGCACTCCTAGAATTTTTGGCGAAGTAACAGAACGTGAAGTGGCGGGAGGGTAGGCATTAATTATGGCAGATAATCAGAAATACTATAGCGCAGGAGGTACAAATGGGGAACCGTAGAATGATAAGTAAAACCGTAACTCAAACGCATCGTTTTCTACGCTTGCCGCTAGAAGCTCAAGCTCTTTATTTCCATCTTATCCAAAATTGCGACGATGATGGAGTGGTGGAAGCGTTCCCTATTCTCAGAATGATAGGGGCTAACGAGGATAATCTAGGGCTTTTAGTTATCAAACAATTCGTAAAACCTCTTAATGATGAAATGGTCTATTTCGTGGTTGATTTTCACGAACAAAACACTGTCAGAAAAGATAGGTATGTTCCTAGCATTTACAAAGAGTTACTAGAGGAAAACACCGATGAAACCACTGGTAAACCACCGGTAAACCAAACGGAAACCACTGGTTTACCCAATATAAGTAAAGATAATGAAAGTAAATATAATTTAAGTAAATCTAACAGTAGAGAGGATGAAACATCAGAAATTAGTCAATTTTCTTCTTCTGCTGCTGACGACCAATCAGATTTTAATATTTTCAGACATTATCAAGAACGAATCGGGCCTATTGATGGCTACCAAATGGAAAAGCTAAAAGGTTATATCGATTTCGATAAGCTAGAAATCATGTTAGTCAAACGTGCCATTGATAGAGCCGCCGACAACTCGAAACGCTCATTTGGATATGTCAACTCTATTTTAAAATCTTGGGCACAAAACGGGATTCATACCGTTGCCCAGCAAGATGAAGAACAACGTCAATTTGACAGTCGTAAAAGTTTTGATGATCAACCGGTTAAATTCGGCCCAGCTTGCAGCAAATACTAGAGGTGATATCTATGAGTTTAGAGCAAACAGCCAAGCAAATGCGAAGGCAGTACATGAAGCCTAGCGATAAATACTGCGATAAGCACCAACGGCACTATGTCACGATTCAGTTTCCGAACTCAAAACCCTACACAGTGTGTGAGCTTTGCCATCGGGAAGAACAAGACCAACAGAACGCCATCAAAGCTCAAAAACAGTACGAGCGTGAGCAAGAGCAGAAACGCTTGTACTTCCTCAAAGATTTCAGTTTACTGGATGATGACCTAGCTAGTGCTACATTTCAAAACTTCAAAGCTCTTACCAGAGAGCAAAAAGAAGACTTAAAAGCTGTTAGAAGTCAGCTAAAAGGCTACTTAGATGGTCAAGACTACAACATCGTCCTTATTGGTGATACCGGAGTGGGCAAAAGCCACCTAGCTTATTCAGCACTTAAGGCATTGTCTGATCACACTAAAAAGATGGGGCTATTCATCAACGTAGTCGATTTGTTAGCCAAAATCAAAGAGGATTTCAGTCTTGAAGCTGAATACATCAGACGCATTTCGGAAGCTGAATGGCTAGTCCTCGATGATTTGGGGGCTGAAAAAGTGACAGAGTGGTCTAACGGTATCTTGTATAGCATTTTAAACAAGCGTACCAAGACCATCATCGCAACCAACTTAAGCCCACGGGATATCATGGGCACTTATGGAAAGCGTGTCTATTCTCGAGTTTTCAAAAAGACAGGACTTGGAACGACGAATGAACATGTTTATCAGTTTAAGACACAACAAGACAAGAGGATGATGCTTTGACAGAAACGGAAGTAAAGCTAAAACTCTTTGAAGACTACGAGCGTATTCATGGACTTGTGTTTTCAGAGGAACATAAACAAAAAATGATGGATGAACTAGACCTATATTCATTCATCGAGAAATTAAACGAATATATGGCATTTGGCCACCAATCGATAATGGTATTTGAGGGAGCGAATAATGATAACATTCAAAGAATTTGAAGAAGTCTGGGACGAGTCAAGGGTCTTAAGTGACATTGTAAGAGTGCTAAGTTCAGCCGAAGGGAAGAACTATATCGAGGTCAAAGTTTACGAAAGCATTAACGGGATAGACATCTCGTCATCGGTCAGACTGGATGCTGAAGATAAAAAGGATGTTGTTGATCTTTTGAATAAAATTATGGCACGAAAACTCAGCAGACTTAGAGAGCAGGGTTTTGATTTTTACGAAGAATACCAAAAATCAGAAACTACCACCTAAAAACGATAAGAGAACCCAAAATTTGAGAATTAGGGGCATATAAAAAGGATATGACATGGAAGAAATGACATTCACGGAGTTGCAGCAAAAAATGCAACTTGAAAAAAAGAAAGAGGGTACAGCTAAGTACGCTTCAAGGCACGTCGAGGACATTTACGACGCTTTTAAAAGTTTGAAATCGAACTGGAGCATTGTCGTCAACTATGATCTAGTCGAATTTTCTGGCAAGACTTTTGTCAAAGCTACTGCAACGGCGTCTAACCGAGAGGAAAAAGAGCAAGCGGTAGCTTTCGCAGAATTGTCTCCGGTACCTATTTTGAAAACTCGTAACGGTGATTTAAAACAAATGAACGAGCCGCAATGGGTGGGAGCCGTGCAATCATACGCCGGCAAGTACGCCATACAAGCACTCTTTGCAATCGGTGAGGAAGACGTGGACCATTTTGAAGTGGCAGAGGAGAGTTTGAGACCAAACCAATCTCACAACCCACAACCGCATCAAAATCAGCAACCACAACAAGCACGCTACGAGTCAAGAATCGATCAACAACCCAACTTCATCAGCAATGAGCAACATGACTTTATTATGCAGCAAATCAATGAGTTAGCTCTAATTACTGGTCAATCAGTTGAAACAGTCGCAAATTACTACTTGAAGAAGTACAAACTAAATGATTTCCATGAGTTGCTAGTAGCAGGTTTTAACGTGGTAAGCAACGACATTCAAACACAAATCAATAACCGAAAGGGATAGAACATGAAGGACGTAACGAACAACGCAACAAATATTTTCTTGGAAACAATCGAACCGGTCTATACGCCGGGGAAAATTAGCTTTGATTTTGACGCATTCGACAAGGCCATTCAGACAGCAGTTAGTGAGTTGTCTGATGAACAACTTGATAACTTGGAATATGACGATATCAAGAAGGAGTTTACACGCTTCAATGGGCTCTTGACAAAGTTGGACGGCAAGCGAAAAGACATCTCGAAAGTGTACAAGAATCCGCTTAATGAGTTTGAAGCTAATTTCAAGACATCTAAAGAGCCGCTCGAAGGACTTATCAATAAGTTACGTGCCAAACGAGACGAAATTGACGAACACAATAGATTGCTCCGAGTTGACCACGTTAGATCAGTATTTGAAAGCAAATGCGAGCTAGCCGGACTAGACAAGGGCACATTCAAAGATAAGTATGATGGCTATTCTTTGAAGAAATATTTCAAAGACAAGAAGATGGAGCTCAAGAAGGAGACTATCGAAGAAATCGACGCTCTTGTTTTGGCTGAGTATGACCGACTTGAGGAGTACAAGGCTAACATTGCCATGATTGAGGAGCAAGCCCTTGACTATGAGCTACCGGCTGAACCATATACTAGAGCATTGCAGAATGATACACCTCTAGTGGAAATCTTGAAGCAAATGAAAAAGGACCGTGATGCAGCTATTGAGCGTAAGCAGCAAGCAGAAGCCAAAGCGAAAGCAGAAGCGGCACGCCTAGCAGAAATTGAAGCCATGGCTAAACAGTCAGCAAACGAGGAAATCAAAGCGGTTAACGCTGAAACTGGTGAGGTAATCGAAGATGTCAAGCCAGCAGAGGAAGTACCTAGTAAACCCGCTGAACCGTACAAGGTCAACCTTGCCCTTACGTTCCACGGTGGAGAGAATCAATGGCATCAATTCGCTAAATTGTTGGATGATAACTTCGTAAACTATGAAATCTTAGGAGAAAATCAATGATCAATTCGACCGTACTCGTTGGGCGCTTAACTCGTGACCCCGAACTTAAATATACAGGTAACAATGTCGCAGTGGCGTCTTTCAGCCTAGCTGTTAACCGCAACTTTAAGGACGCTAACGGCGAGCGTGAAACCGACTTTATTAACTGTGTGATCTGGCGTCAGCAAGCTGAGAATTTGGCTAACTGGGCTAAAAAAGGCGCTTTGATTGGAATTACTGGACGCATTCAAACCCGTAACTATGAAAATCAACAAGGTC